ACCGAACCACGGGCAACACCGCACGCCTTGGCCACATCGTCGAGGCTTAGGTCACGCTCCCGTAGGTCGTAGGCCTTGCGACAGATGTCGGCATCCTGGGCGGTGGCGGTGATCTCGTAGTAGTCGGGCTCCTGGTCCTCGGTCACCACGATGGGCGTGCCTAGGGCGCTGAGTCTGACGCTGCGAGGGTAGGACATCCAGCCACGCTTGATCGCCAGGGCGACCAGGTTGGGGGCTTCGTGCAGTAGTTTAACTCGGTCGAGGTCGTAGGGTTTCATTGGTTGAGAGATGGTGATGGGTCTGTGAAGCGGCAATATTGGCCTTCGTACCAGAGGGGTACGAGGCCGCACTCGCCGTCGCGTTGTTTGGCGACAGCAATGATGGCCTCGCCGTTGGCTTGGTTACGTTCCCGGTTGAGCAGCAGCACTAGGTCGGCGTCACGTTCAATCTGTCCTGAGTCGGCCAGGTCGGTAAGTCTAGGCACCCGGCCTTTGTCCTTCTCGTTTTCCCTGTTAAGCTGCGCCAGGGCGACCACCGCGGTCTTGGTGTCGTGAGCCACGGCCTTGAGTCGACCGGATACCTCGGCGATCTCGTAGGTTTTCTTTTCGGCCGCCTTGCTGCCGTGAATCTTCTGGAGGTAGTCGACCAGGACAAGCTTGACGCCCCACTTCCTGACAGCTCTGCGGATCACCGCGGTGATGGTGGCGATGCCGGACACACCTGAACCGGATACAAAGTAGATCGGGCTGCCGGCCACCTTAGCGGAGGCACTGGCCATGGCCTTCATTCCGCCTTCATCCAGGTCGCCGGTCTTGATGTGCTGCATGGGAATGGATCCTACGGTAGAGACCATTCTCCGAACGATAGACTCGTCGGACATTTCCAACGAGATAAACAGGGTCGGCACCCGGTGGTCGATGGCTGCTGCCCTGGCTATTGCGATGGCGATGGCGGTCTTTCCGATGCTTGGCCTGGCCGCAATGATGGCCAGCTCGCCGAACTGGAATCCGTCGGTCATTTGATCCAGCCGGTAGAAGCCCGAGGTAATGCCGGACAGGTGTCCCTTCCTCGAGAAGCGCTCCTGGGTAGAGTCAATAAACCGACTGACTACCGACTTGCAGGGTTGCACCTCTTCCTTGGATGCTTCGACGGTGAGCCCTGCTTCGGCATTAGCGACGATTTGATCCACGGAGAGGGTGGTGACAGCGGAATCACGAATCAGACGGTCACCGGCGAATCGTAACTGCCGGCGGTGATGGGCCTCGAGGACAGCCTTGGAGAACTCGGGATGGTTGGCCGGGCTGGCGCAGATCTCGTCGCAGCGGTTTAGAGCCTCAAAAGGCACCGGATTACTGGGCATCGAGCGTTTCCATTCCTTGACCAGGCTCTGAAGGTTGACCGGCTCGGCCTTGGCGACCAGGCCTTTGGTCACCTCGTAGATCTGGCGCAGGCTATCGTTCTGGATGGCCTCGGTGGTGATCCTGGAGAAAACCTCATAGCAGACATCCGAGCCACCGGATAGGCAGGCGCCCAGGAGGCCGAACTCGTCGTCCTCGGCAAAGTAGGGGTCGCTCATTGGTAGGCCGAGATGTCGGCGCTGGCGGCGCCGGTGCCATTGTTCCCAGAGGGGGAATCGCTTTTAGCGCGGTCGATCTCGGTATTCCAGTTGTTGAGCAGAGTGAGGATGTCTCTACGAAGAAACTGGTTACCGCTTCTGTACCGTATCTCCAACAGCAGAATTTCGGATTCCGGTGTGTTCAGATCGAAGGTTGCCTTAAGAGCCTTGAGCTCTTTCTGTGACCAGGATGTCTCAGGCCTACGTTTGAACCATGATCCGATCCTTGCTCTGAGCGCAGCGATTCCTCGGGCTGGATCGGTATCGGTGTCGGAGTCGGTATCGGAGTCGGAGTCGGGAGCATTTGTAAACATATGTTTACCGATGTTTGCATCTGCTGACATCTGCTCGCATCCGTAAACATATGTTTGCAGATGTTTGCAAATGTCTGCAGGAGGTGCCGGGTATCTGCTGGCCTTAGCTCGGCCTTGTTCCCACTTGGCAACCTGAAGGAACTTCTTTGAGTCGACTTGGTAAATGCCGATGAGCCCTGCCTTTTCTAAATCCACCAGCAGGCCTTCGACCTTCTTCTCCGATACTCGGTCAAGTTGCAGAGGGAATAATGATGCTCTCAGGATTTGAGTTGATGCGGATATTCTCCCGTAGTCGTCGACTCGGTTGAACAGGCGTCTTAGGAATACCTCGGCTTCCCATGACAGGCTGCTGATAGCTTCCGATTCTATTGCTGACTCTCTAATGTAACGGTTGGGCATAATTCAAACAGAGACCCCGTCACGCACCGTGGTAGGAACTCGCGGAGAAACGGCGCGACGTTGCACGGTACGGACGGGGAAAAGTTGGTTGAACATGGTTTCTCTTGTGGTGCCTGCGCTCGCTTCCTACGGCTCACGCTGACTGGTCTTCATTAGCTGATAGGATGGTCGATGTCTAGCTCTTGCATCAGGATCCTGAAGGCTCGTTCGGCTGTTGCTGGGACAACACCGTTACCGAGGAGTCGGAGCTCATCCGTTCTATTGTCACAGGTGACGCACAGCTCGGCATAGTCCAGCCCACCGGCAGGCCCATCAGTGTCTCCACCCAGCGGGGGTTGAGTTTCGCGTTCTTGGTCTCTCCGATGACTGCCATCTGCTCCTCGATGTTGGAATGCGCTGGGATCCACTTGATCTTGCCTCCCAAGGTTTCTTCCTCCTCCTCCCATCGTTGGTTCCCGTCTCTGGTCATTTGTGTCCGTGGTGTCATCCAAGATTTCCCCCCCCCTAATTTTGAGATTTGCAACCACTCTGGGCGGCTCCCATCCGTACTGCCGCTCGCCGGGACGGCTGGGCCATGCTGCTTGATAACCACCGTGGTGAGACTCTCCTGTTGTCCTTTCATACCGCGGCTCCTGTTCTGGAATCCCTGTCGAACCTCGCTGGCTTGGACTGTGGGCCAGTAGCACAGACGTGCCGAGGGGGGGGGGTATGCGCTTGAGCTGAGACTCGCCTTGCGAATTCTTGGCCTCGTTCGCTGTCATGGTTGGCCATGATGAACACCCGCTTGCGCTGGTGAGGCGCTCCGCATTCAGACGCTGAGAATATGCCCCACGTCGTTCGATAACCCATTCCTGCCAAGTCTTCGATGACGTCGGACAACCCCAGGCTGATATGTCCTTCGACGTTCTCAAAGAAGCAGCACCGAGGCCTGAGAAGTCGAATGCCGTCTGAGATATAGGGCCACAGGTGCCTCGGGTCGTCCTTGCCTCGGCGTTGCCCTGCTGCACTGAAGGGCTGGCATGGGTAGCCCCCAGTGAGGATGTCCACTTGGTCGCGAAACGCTGCCCAAGGGAAGGTTTTAAGATCCGGCCAGATAGGTACCGGGTCCATGAGTCCCGCTTCCATTTTGCTGACCAGATTCGCAATTGCGAAGGCTTCGATCTCACAAAGAGCGACTGTGCGCAGACTTGGGATTGCTCGTTTAAGTCCAAGCTCAATGCCTCCGTATCCAGCGCACAGGCCAAGGTGTGTAACTGCCTGGGAATTATCCATGTCATGGTTGCTCCTTAGTAAGCCGGCATCAGTATGTCGGCCACCGCCTGGGTGAGCTTCACATCCTGGATGCAGTAGTTGATCGCCGCCTGCCGGTCGGTGTTCCACAGCAGGCTGAAGTCGGCGCCGTTGCCTGACTTCTCACCGAGTCCTAGGTGCCGGCTGATCGACGCAAGGCTCCCATGGGCCCGGTTGTCTCCGAGCTGCCAAACCTCTCGGAGATCGACCACCAGCTCCGACCAGTAGCGGCCGTTCCGCAACCAGTAGGGCGGCATGATCTTGTGGCGCCAGGAGCGTTTGATCAGGAAGGGCAGGTCGAAGGCCTTTATGTTGAAGCCAATAAGCTGCGGCTGGCGCTCGTAGTAGTTGAGCAGCGCCCACCATTGTCGCAGCAGATGGGCCTCACCATCGGCATCGGCGCAGAGGATGTTCTGCTCCTGGTGGTCGACCCGGTAGCCGATGCAGAGCACCTGGCCCGACAAGGCATCCAGAGCGGCATTGCGGATGTAGTCCGCCGTGTGGCTCTCCTCGGCCTTCTGAAGCTTCTCAGCGATTAAGTCGGGGTTCTTGATGTTGCCCATCTTGACCTGCGTTGGGTCGAAGGGCGGGATGTGGAGCTGCTCGAGCGGTAAAGGCCCGGTCTCGATGTCGAAGTAAATGTTTGGATTGGCTGGCATTTGTAAG